GCGTCGTGAGAGCGTCAGCGATCTGGGTCCACTCGACCTCCTTGAGGCCGAGCAGTCTCGCTGCCTGCGTGAAAAGCACGTCATAGACGGCGCCCGGCAGGCCGCGAAGGACTTGAACATCCTTCGCCACCTGCAACGAGCGCCACACCTTGTCGAGGTTCACCAACTCCTCGCCCTTCAGGAACATGATCTGCGCCTGGGTGTCGAGCTTGGAAGCCAGAGGCCTCAGCCGGTCGTAGAGGGTGCCCTCCGTGACCGGGAGTTCTGACAGCTCGCTTGGGATTGGGGCGCCCAAGGGAACGACGTACACCGTGGGAGAGATCTTCGCCGGGGCAACCGTGATCGACTCGAGAGTGGAGTCGCCGAATTCTTCGATCATGTGGACCTCTTAGCAGAGTTGATGATGCCGGTGAGACGCCGGACAGCGTACTCGGCCAGCGTGGTGAGAACCACCTCCTCCGTCAGCTGTCGGCGCTGAACAAGAGTGGTGATGAGGAAGGGCGAGTAGCCCAGGGCGAACAGCGCGACGGTAGCTGACAGGGTCAGGGGGTCCGCTGGATCGAGAAGCCCGGCATCAGTGAGCTCGCGGAGCTGGTCCACTGCTCTTTGACGCAGCCTCCCTTTTGCGACGTCGATCTCCGAACCGGTGCCGAGCGCGACGACTGGTTGGTGACCGTCGAGGTCAAGGACGGCGGCGATCGCCTGATGTGTGGGTGGAAGGTTCATTCTGGCTCCCCTTTCTTCAGCAGCTTGTCCAGGAAGGTGACGAACAGCTCATCATCCGCCGAGGTGGGCAGAGGGAGCAGCTCCTCTATGGTCCGGGCCACGTTGGCTGAGCCGAGCCTGTTCAGCAGGTCGGCTCGCCACATCGGCCTACGCTGGTCCAACAGAGCGATGAGGGCCAGCATGAGCTGACCCCTCGCCCTGACAACCGGGTCGGAGTGACTGCGAGCGATGAACTCGACATACATCTCCGCGAACTTCAAGTCTTCGAGCGTATTGCGTGTAGTCATAGCGG